ATTAACGTATGAAATGCGTAAACTGGGCATACCAGTTATTAACTTTACACCTAGCAAGGGAAATGATAAACATACTAGAGTGAACTCTGTAGCGCCGTTATTCGAGTCAGGTATGGTTTGGGCGCCGGATCAGAAGTTCGCTGAAGAGGTTATTGAGGAGTGCGCTGCGTTTCCGTTAGGAGAGCACGACGATTTGGTTGATAGCATGACTCAAGCCGTAATGAGATTTAGGCAAGGTGGTTTCGTGGAACATCCAGAAGACTATGAAGATGAGCCTCTACCACAACAACAGAGGACGTATTATTAATGTTAAGACTATTTACAGGACTCGCTGACGAAGCAGCAAAACTTCTTAGTAGACTTTTTGGAAAAAGTAACGCTGCTAAAACAGAGATCACTCAATTAAAAGAAGAACTACAATCTTTAATAGACGGAGTAGGCAAGAGTGAAGAAAAGGCACAAAAAGCTTTTGAGCCTTTAGAAAAACTTGCAAGACAAATAGATGCTAAGTCAATCTCTGATGACGTTACAATGGCCGGTTCAACTATAGACAGATTTCCAAATTTTCCTTCTGGATTAAAATCTCCTGTTGATGATTTATTAGATGACTTCTCATCGAGGACCACGGCTTCAACAACACAAGTAAGAGAAGCTTTAGTTAACAAAGCCAATGAAGGTTACCTACCAGGTGACCCAAAAAGAATGAGTTTTGATGATGACGAAAGGTTACAAGCTTATATAGAAACAAGAAAACTTATGGGCGAAGAAGACGAGTTGATAGAAGCCATAGCTAATGAGATAGACATGCCACCACCTTCACCAGGTATGCAAAAAATAATTCAACAACAGATGTCAGAAATGAAGCGTCCAAAAACGATAGAGGAACAACTTGATGATGCTATTAAAGCAAATAAGCAAGAACAAATAGATCAGAAAGCTCTTGAAGATAAAATGGCTGATATAAAAAACTTTGACAAAATGACCCAACCAGGTGGTCTTGCAAGGTTAAAGCAAGAAGTTCAAGATGAAAAAATAGTAGACTTAGAAAAGTTTAGAAAAGCAAAAGACCCTGTTGATGATGATTTTGCAATGGGCGGTAGAGTCGGCGCCAAGCTGGGTTTGTTTACAGGTATAGCTGAGCAAGCTGCTAAGATGTTTGGTGACAAAGGTTTGATGAAACTTTTATTTGATAAAGTAGCAGGCATGAGCAGAGCGGATAGAGTAGCAGATGTAGACCAAGCTAAAAATATAATTAGAGACCCTGACACAGATTTAAGAAGAATGAAGACAGACAATCCTACACTAGGCACAAAAGCCACGCCTGAAGGTAAAATGACAATTGCAGATGTAGAGGATCTTCCTGAAGAGCTTAAGTACAAAAACCCAGAGCTAAGAGTTTTTGAAAAAGTTATAAAAAGAGAAAAAGTTAGAGCCATACTTGCAGATCAACTAGGTGTTGATCCAAAAGATATACCAGAAGAAAATATTGATATGGCTATTAAGCAAGGAATGGACTTGATGGCTACAGGCGGTCGTGTTGGTTTTTTTTCAGGTGGGTATAACCCTCTGCCTATGACTGTTGGACCACCTTCTGTATTTGCAGAGGGTTATACTCCTGGTAATTTTTTGGACTATGCATTTAAAAATGATGACTTACGCGAGGCCCTCGAAGGATTGAACCCTAATATGTTTTCCGCATACCATCAACATCAAAGAGATTTGCAGGAATTAGCTGATGCTGTTGAAGTATTTAAACCAGCATCTACTCCTACACCTACTCCTACACCTACTCCTACACCAACGCCAACACCTACTCCACAGGAAGTATCACAACCAAAAACTTTTAAAACATCTCCTGGTTTTAGACCAAGACCAACACCTGGAATAGATCCTTTAGCTAGAGCGTATCAAGAAAATGCTGCTCTCTATAATCAACCTTTAGGAAGTGTTAAGGACGTGGTTGGTAGAATAAGAAAACTTGCAGGTTTTAAACAAGGTGGCATCGCTAATTTTTTTAAAGAGAGAGTTAAATAATGGCTATAGATAAAGTTTTACCCAATATAAAAAGACCAAGTATTAGAAAAAGTGTTTCTATTAAACCAGAACAAGTTGCTGTTGAAAATTTAAAAGACCAACTTAAACAACAGGACATGATGAAACCACCTGTTGATATTAAACAAACAGAGGATGGCGGTGTAGAAATAGATTTTGATCCACGCGAAGTTATTAGTGAAGATGGACAAAACCACAATGCAAACCTAGCAGAATATTTAGAAGACTCTGACTTAAATGAAATTTCATCTGAGTTGCGTCAACAATACTATGATTATAAAAGTTCAAGAAAAGATTGGGAAGACGGATACATCAAAGGATTAGACTTACTTGGATTTAAATACGAAGGCAGAACAGAACCTTTTCAAGGAGCAAGTGGTGCAACACACCCAGTATTAGCAGAAGCTGTTACACAGTTTCAAGCACTAGCATATAAAGAATTACTACCTGCATCAGGACCTGTAAGAACACAGGTCGTTGGTAAGGTTGATGAAGTAAGACAACAACAAGCAGAGCGTGTTAAAGATTTTATGAACTATCAGTTGATGATAGAGATGAAAGAGTACGAGCCTGAGTTTGATCAAATGTTATTTAACTTACCACTTGCAGGATCTACATTTAAAAAGATTTATTTTGATACTGTAATGGGCAGAAGTGTTTCTAAGTTTGTACCTGCTGAAGATTTAGTTATACCATACAACGCAACATCACTTGATGATGCGGATGCAATTATGCACGTGATCCGTGTTACAGAAAACGATTTACGTAAACAACAACTATCCGGTTTCTATGCAGACATAGAGCTTGGCTCTGCTGCATCAAAACAAGATGATGTGTTGGATAAGAAAAATGAATTGGAAGGTGTATCAACTACAAACGGTAGTGACTTGTATACCCTTATTGAGTGTCACGTTAATTTGGACGTACCAGGTTTTGAAGACCTTGATCCAGAAACACAAGAACCAACAGGATTGAAACTACCTTACATTGTAACTTTTGTAGAAGACAGCGGTGACGTTTTATCTATTAGAAGAAACTTTGCAGAAGGCGATCAATCAAGAAAAAGAAAAGATTATTTTGTACACTTTAAGTTCCTACCAGGTCTTGGCTTCTATGGCTTTGGCCTTATTCACATGATCGGTGGGTTGTCTAGAACTGCAACGTCAGCGCTAAGACAACTCCTCGATGCAGGAACTTTATCAAACTTACCTGCTGGATTTAAACAGCGAGGTATTAGAGTTAGAGATGAAGCACAACCTATTCAACCAGGAGAGTTCAGAGATGTTGACGCACCAGGTGGAAACCTACGTGACGCGTTCATGCCGTTGCCTTTCAAAGAGCCATCAGGAACTTTACTACAGTTGATGGGCATCGTTGTTCAAGCAGGACAAAGATTTGCAAGCATTGCCGATATGCAAGTTGGTGATGGCAATCAAGGTGCTGCAGTAGGCACGACTATGGCGTTATTGGAGCGTGGATCGCGGGTTATGTCTGCTATTCACAAACGTGCTTACCAAGCGATGAAGTGTGAGTTCATGCTTCTTGGCAAAAACTTTGCAGAATACCTACCACCAGTTTATCCATACGATATTGTTGGTGGACAACGACAAGTTAAACAAGCTGACTTTGGACCAGAGATCGATATTATTCCAATAGCTGACCCTAATGTATTTTCACAAACACAAAGAATACAAATGGCACAGACACAATTACAACTTGCCATGTCAAATCCTAAAATGCACAACATGTATCAAGCATATCGTGACATGTATGAGGCTTTGGGTGTGAAAGAAATAGATACCTTGCTCAAAAAACCACAACAACCACAACCTATGGACCCTGCCATGGAAAATATACAAGCATTAGCCGGTCAAACTGTTAAAGCTTTTCCTGGGCAGGACCATAAAGCACACATGGAAGCACATTTAAACTTCATGGCGACCAAAATTGCCATGAACAACCCATTAATTTTGTCAGTTTTACAAAAAAACATACTAGAACACATAGCTTTAATGGCTCAAGAGCAAGTTGAGCTTGAATTTGCCGATGAAATACGTAATCTGAAAGAAATTCAGCAACAAATGGCACCAATTATGCAACAAATGCAACAAAACCCGCAAATGTTACAACAAAACCCGCAAGTTCAAGAGATGCAACAGGTGCAACAGAAGCTTTCGCAAGATATTGAGGCAAGAAAAGCACAATTAATCGCAGAACACACTAATGATTACCTAGAAGAAGAGAAAAAAGTGTTAAATCCACTAGATAGTGACCCATTAGTCAAATTAAAGTCCAGAGAGATAGATTTAAGAGCCGAAGAAGAGATGAGAAAGCGTGAAGAGGCCGAAACAAAGGCCAATATGGACGCTTTAAGACTGTTACAAAACAGAGAAATAGCATCTGAAAAGTTGGAACAAGACGACGAACATGCTAAGATGAGAGCTTCTATTTCACTCGCAAAGGACGGAATAAAACAGATGAAAGCAGTAATAAAGGATAGTTAATGGCATTTGGAACTTTTACTAGAAACTTAATACCTAAAAAAATAGGATTTATAGGTGGTCCTCTTAGACCACCAGTAGAGGTTCCGGGACAGGCACAACCACAAGCACAGGCTGGGCTGCCTTTAATTATTCAACAACTTTATGGCGGCGCTCAGTTCACTCCTGGTGCGGACACCATGGAGGGAGGCTTTAGAACATCCCCTGGTTTTAGACCTGGGTCTCCTATGAATATTAATCTGCCTTCTACGTTTGCACCTGGATATGGCGGCAGTATAAATAATCCAGGTTTTAGAACTGCTGACTTTAGAGACTCCGACGGTGATGGTATTGATGATAGGGATCAAATTGGACCCGGTCAACCTCGTGTTCAAAGTCCTGGTTTTAGTTTTGGAGATATGTTTGGACTTGGTCCAATGGCACAAACAACACTAGCAGACTTGTCTGCTTTTAATCCAGTAGCTAATCAATACGCTCTTGCTGGTTTTACAGTGGGTGAAATACTAGCCATGCCAGAGTTTGCAGGCTTTGCACAGTTTCAAGCAGAACAAGCTGGAGGCACTGCAACTAGTGCTGGGCTAGCTGCTTTAGAGGAACGGCTTAGAGAAAGAGGAAGTCCGGAGGATAGAGGGTCATACAGCGATAGGTTTGGAACAGCTGAGGATCAAGGGTTCTCTTTTAGTGGAGGTTCAGGACAATATAGAAACCCTAATGATCCATTTGGTGATACGTTCTCACCAGCTCCAGATTTAGGTTATGCTTTCGATCAATTTGGGAGAAAAAGAAATATTGGTGTACCAACTGATTTAGGTCTCAACCTTGCAAATTTAGTTGGTCCTTTTGCTAAAGCTCCCATTGGAGTCTTTGGTGCCGTGAACAAAGTAGCAGACGTGTTTAAAAACTTTAGAGAAAAACAAAAAGAAGCTGAGGCTAAGGCTAAAGCTGAAGAAGCAAAAGCTCTTTCAGAGGCAAATAAAAAACTATCAAATGAAATTAAAGAAGAAATTGAAAGACGCAAAAAGGATAAAAAAGAAAGAGAAGATAAAGCGCAAAGAACTGGCACCGGTTTTACAACAGATAAAGACAAAGACACAGCAACAGGTAAATTTAGTGGCAGCCCAAAAGGTAATGGCGGTGGTAAAGGCGGACCTACAGGACCTGGTGGACAAACAAGTGGACCACCTGGCAGAGAAGGCCCTGGCAGATAATGGCAATATCTAGACAACAACTACCAAAAACAACCGACAAAAAACAAAAGAAAGTCGGTAAAGTTATGCGTGAATTTAAAAAAGGTAAATTAAATATTGGAAAATCTAAGAAAAAGGTTAAGAATAGAAAGCAAGCCATAGCTATCGCACTTAACGAGGCTGGGATAAAACAGAAGAGGAGACGAACATGATCGAATCAATAAAAGAAAAAATTATGCATTACTGGACAGACCACAAGTGGGTCACTGTTGCAGTTGGTGTAGTAGTTGTAGTTTTAATACTAGGCATAATCACATAATCACATGATACTTGACGTAGTCAAACTAGCAATCGGCGCTGGCACACATATAATGAAAAACAGACAGCAGCGTAAAATGCTGGAGTCAGATGCAGCAATGTTGCATGCACAAAAAATGGCTAACGGCGAAGTCGAGTATCAAGCAGCTGTTAGACAGTCAAACGACAAAGGATGGAAAGACGAGTTCGTTTTGATCCTCGTAAGTGCCCCAGTGATTTTATTGATATGGTCAGTATTTTCTGACGATCCGCAGATACAAGAAAAACTGCATATGTTCTTTGAGCAGTTTAACAATCTGCCTTTTTGGTACCAGACCCTCTTTGTCGGAGTCGTAGCTAGTATATACGGTTTGAAGGGCGTAGATATATTTAAGAAAAAATGATAAACTTAGAAGCTTTTATCTATAAGCAACAGAAATTTTTACGAGACGAAATAGAAAGAAATGTTCAAACTCTTGTCAACGGAGGTGTTGACAGTATGGAAAACTACAAATATATTACAGGAAAAATACATGCACTAGATGCAGTTTCACAGGAAATCTCTAACCTGCTAGAAGAAAAGGAGCAAAAAAATAATGTCAGAAGCCTTACTAAAGAAGTATAAAAAAGAAAACAAAGAAGCAAAAGAAACTCCAGAAAAAACTAGTTTGGAAAAATTACCCAATCCTACAGGTTGGCGTATTTTAGTCATGCCTTTTAAAGTTAAAGAGAAAACTGAAGGCGGAATTATTATAGCACAAGAAACATTAGACCGAGCACGTGTGGCAACGCAAGTTGGATACGTGCTTAAGATGGGAGATCTCTGTTACAAAGACGAAGACAAGTTTCCAACAGGTCCATGGTGCAAAGAAAAAGATTGGGTGATCTTCGCACGATATGCGGGATCCCGAATGGAGATCGAAGGTGGAGAAATAAGAATGTTAAACGATGACGAAATTCTTGGGACGATTGACAATCCCGAGGATATTCTTCACGCAATGTAACATAGAGGAGGATAATCTATGCAAGAAGACGACTTAAAAGTTGATGTCGGTGATGCTGATGAACAAGAACAAGAAATTGATCTTGATGCAAAGCCGGAACAGGAAGAGCCCAAGGAAGAGATAAAAGTAGAAGAAGCTGAACCCGAGGCTGAAGAAAAACCTGTAGAAGAACCAAAAGAACAAAAAGAAGAGTTGAATGAATACTCTGATGGAGTTCAAAAAAGAATAGCTAAACTTACTCGTAAGATGCGAGAAGCTGAAAGACAAAAAGAAGAGGCAATACAATATGCCAAAACAGTTTATGACTCAGCTAATCAAATTAAACAAAGGTACGAAACTCTTGATCAAAATTATAACAAAGAGTTTGAAGACAGAGTTAAGTCAAGCATGCAAAACGCACAAGCTAAACTTAGAGAAGCTATAAATGCAGGTGACATAGACGCACAAGTTGCAGCTCAAACAGAAATAGCAGGGTTAGCTACAGAGTCAGCTAGACTTGGAAAAATACAAGAAGTTAGACAAAGAGCAGCTGAAACTGAGCCAACGGCAGCAAGACCAGCTACACCAGCTGAAACAGCACAACCAGCGACAGCGGCACCTGACCCAAGAGCAGACGCCTGGGCAGCCAAAAACCCTTGGTTTGGCACCGATAATGCCATGACTTACACTGCTTTTGAAATACACAAGAAACTTGTTGAAGGCGAGGGATTTGACCCAACTTCGGATGAATATTATTCTGAGGTGGATAAAAGAATAAGACTTGAATTCCCACACAAATTTGATAAGAATAGTGTATCTACTGAACAGAAAGAACCTGTTCAAAATGTAGCAAGTGCAAAACGTCCGGCCACAAAGGGACGCAGAAAAACTGTGAGACTCACACCGTCACAGATAGCAATTTCTAAAAGATTAGGTGTGCCACTTGAAGAATATGCGAAACAACTAATCGCGAAGGAGGAATAGGCATATGGAAAATGAAAAGATCAAAACTTCCCGCGCGAGTGCAGCTAGGGTTAAACAAGAAAAACCCAAAGTTTGGACTCCTCCATCATCACTGGACGCACCGCCTGCGCCAGACGGCTATAGGCATAGATGGATACGCGCTGAGAGCATGGGTATGGAAGATACCAAAAACATGTCAGGCAAAATGAGATCAGGATGGGAGCTCGTAAGAGCTGATGAATATCCTGATACAAGTTATCCAACTATGGCAGAAGGACGATACGCAGGGGTAATTGGGGTTGGTGGCCTATTGCTGGCTAGGATACCTGAAGAACTCGCAAAGTCTCGGGAGGATTACTTCCAAAGAGTAACCAAAGACCGAAACGACGCTTTAGATAACGATGTTATGAAGGAACAGCACCCAAGTATGCCGATCAATCAAGATCGACAGACTCGTGTAACTTTTGGTGGTACAAAGAAGGACTAATTATTTAGTAATTCCTATCCACTGCTAACAATAAAACCTTTAAGGAGGATAACACTATGGCTAATGTAGATAGCCCTTTTGGTCTAAGACCTATTGGTAACACTGTTGGTAGCTCTGACTTTCAAATGACGGAATATCTAATTCCGGACAACGAAGGCACTTCAATCTTTCAGGGAGATCCTGTAGAGATTGATGATAACAATGCTGGATTTATCGCTGTTCAAGAAGCAACGACAAATGTAGATAACATTGGTGTCTTTAATGGATGTTTGATTGACAGCGACCCGTCAACAGGGAAACCTAAATTCTCTAACTTCTATTCTCAAACGAATATTACGCAGGGAAAAATAAGAGGATTTGTATTCGATAACCCTTATCAAAGATTTTTGATACAAGGTGATTCGGCTACTGCCGCTGCACAAACAGACGTTGGTAAAGTTGCTGACACTGTTGCTACTCATTCAGGTTCAACTACTACTGGTATTTCCGGTGTTGAGTTGGATGTGTCTGATCTAGAAACAAGTGACGGACAGTTAAGAGTAACTGGCTTTACAGGCGATCCAGCAAATAACGAACTAGCAACTCACTGTAACTACGTAGTGTATTTCAATGAGCATGCTTATAACCATAACGAATAATAGCAGGAGGATTTAAATCATGGCTATATCAAGACAACAACTAGCTAAAGAGCTAGAGCCAGGTCTGAATGCATTATTCGGACTTGAGTACCAAAACTACGAAAATCAACACGTTGAGATTTTCGATATAGAGACAAGTGACAGAGCTTTTGAAGAAGAAGTAATGTTATCTGGTTTCGCAAACGCTGCTGTTAAGTCAGAAGGTGCTGCAGTTACTTTTGATACTGCGAACGAAACTTTCACTTCTCGTTACTCACACGAGACAGTTGCTCTTGCTTTCGCAATTACTGAGGAAGCAATTGAGGACAACTTGTATGACAAGATTTCGACTCGTTACACAAAAGCACTAGCAAGATCTATGGCTAACACGAAGCAAATCAAAGGAGCTAACGTTCTTAACAACGGATTTAGCAGTTCATTCCCAGGCGGTGATGGTAAGGAGCTTTTCGCTACTGACCACCCTACACAAGCAGGGGACGCTAAAAATGAATTGACTACTTCTGCTGATCTAAGTGAAACTTCACTAGAACAAGCTTTAATTGACATTGCTGCGTTTACAGATGAGAGAGGCTTAAAAATTGCTGCTCGTGGATTGAAACTAATCATTCCATCTGAGTTACAATTCACAGCTGAACGAATCATGAAATCAGCAAATCGTGTCGGAACTGCTGACAACGATATCAACGCATTAGCGTCTAAAGGAATGATCCCACAAGGATACGTGGTGAACAACTTCCTAACTGATACAGATGCGTTCTTTATCAAAACAGATGTTCCTAACGGTCTTAAAATGTTTGAAAGAGCACCTATCAAGACTGCAATGGAAGGTGACTTTGACACAGGTAACGTAAGATACAAAGCTAGGGAAAGATACAGCTTCGGCTTCTCTGACTGGCGTGGTATGTTCGGATCACCTGGCGCGTAAGCGTAGACACAGAACAATAAGAGGGCGGCTTCGGCCGCCCTTTTTATTTGCAATCCCTAAATTAAAAGCGTATATTCGAAGCACTGCGATTATTTAGCTAGTATAGACGCGCGCAGTCGACGGCCTAGAGACTATATTAGCGGAAACTAGGAGGATTATTACCATGGGTAAAACTAACTTTTCAGGTCCAGTAAGATCTATGAGAGGGTTTGTGACTGCAGGT